GGTTCCGAGCCACGATCATTTTGTGAGAGTTTCTTAAAAAAGCATATTGTAAAAAACTGATATAAAAAGATTTATGAATAAAGAACAAAAATACCCAATGCTAGTTCAGAAAAAAATCTCTGAACTTTTGCCAGCCTCATACAATCCCAGAAAAATTTCCTCAGATGCCCTGGGCAGATTAACCAAATCTTTGCATGAGTTGGGGAATCTCCAGCCCATTACCTGGAATGCAAAAACAGGCAGGGTTGTTGGAGGACATCAAAGGCTCAAATGTTATATGGCCATGGGAGTGGATGTTGTGGATGTCTGGGCAGTGTGGCTGGATGAGCAAAAAGAAAAGACAGCAAACATTGCACTGAATAAATTGAGTGGTGAGTTTGACCTGCCACAACTCAAAGACCTAATTGAGGAGTTAGACACTGGAGAAGTTGATTTAGACATTACAGGGTTTGGTGCTGATGAATTGGCAGAACTAATGGAACAAACAGCCCCAGAGGATGAGGGCAAAAAAGAAGATGGTGAGAAATGCCAAGCCTGTGGCAAGCCTTTGTGATGAATGAAGATTACCCTTCAGCAGTTAAATTAGTTTATGATAAGTCAAAAAGAGCTTTGCCAGAAATGGGGCTACAGCCCAGGGCAGGTTTCAAGAATGGTCAAAAGGGGAATGCCCCTGGAATCAGAAGCTTCAGCCATGAGATGGAGGCTGGAGAATATGAAGATGCCAAAGAAGCACGCCATTCCAATGGAGCCAGCCAAAGAGAACCAGGAAGAACCAGAGTCAGCAGGTTTTTCTGATGAGGATATATCAGCAACAACAAGCCTGGGCAGAGTTCTTAGGGCAGAAAGAATTGAACTATCAGCGGCCAGGAAGGTTGGGAAAGCCCTTAAAACAGACAACATCTTCCACATCAAAGCCGCAATCCATGCCCACAATGAAGCAAGGAAAGGATATGAAGATGCCAGGAGATGCCATGAAGAAGAAAAGACTAGGCTTCGACAAACACTTTCGGCAGACGAAGTTCAAGAAACTCTTTCTAAGTTCCTCTCTCAAATCCGTTCACTACTGGATGCTATGCCATCGTCAGTCGCAACCAGGGCAAACCCAAGCGACCCAGAATGTTCCAAAAAAGCAATCCAAGATGCAGTAGATCAATTGATGCTTACAATCCAAAAAACAGAAGATGAGGCATTCAAATGAATGAATGCTTTATTGTTCTGCTGGTGGCAATCGCAATCCTTGGAATAGTGCTTCCATACTTTGACCGATGAAACGCTCTCCACTTAAACGCAAAACCCCTCTCAAGCGAGGTGGGAAACTACGCCGAGTATCTGCAAAGAGAAAAGGCCAGAACGAAGTCTATAAAGATGTGCGAGAGAAGTTTCTAACCAACAACCCAGTCTGCCAAGTGTGCCGTTGCAAGATGACGAGCCAAGTTCATCATAGGCGAGGAAGGTTCGGGGATAGGCTAAATGAGGTTGAGTTTTTCTTGGCGGTGTGCTTCGAGTGCCATCATAAAATCCATCATAATCCAGCTTGGGCGTATGCAAAAGATTATTTGGTCAAGAGATGAATGAAGCTTGTACCCTTCATGAAAAGCTTCTTGATTCCCAAGAAGCAATTATCAATTTCAGAATGGTGTGAGCAGAGCTTGGTTCTTTCACCAAGAATCACAAACATTCCAGGCCCGTATAGCACAAATCTTACTCCCTATGTGAGGGAGCCCCTGGAGGCTTTTGGGAATGATTCTGTTAGGAGAATTACTCTGGTGTGGGGAGCCCAGACATCCAAGACAACCACAATTCTTGCAGGGCTTTCCTACAGGCTGGCAGTTGAACCATGCCCAGCACTTTGGGTAATGCCATCTGAAGCACTGGCAAGATCATTCTCAGAAACCAGGTGGTTGCCAATGGTGGACGATTGCCCAATTCTGGCAAAGGAAAAGCCAGAGAATACAGATAAAATAAAGATACTCGAACAGCACTTTAGAAAAATGAGCCTTTGGTTTGTGGGCTCAAACAGCCCAGCCAATCTTTCCTCCAGATCAGTTTCACTTTTGATGCTCGATGAGGTTGATAAATTTTCTGATGGCACAAATTCAAAAGAGGCTGGAGCATTGCAGTTGGCAGAAGCCAGAGTTGCAACATATCCAAACCATTTTGTTGTTTCCACCAGCACACCAACCACAGCAGATTCAATCATCTGGGCAGAGTGGCAGAAGGGAGACATGAGATTCTTCTTTGTTCCATGCCCCCATTGTGGACACAAACAAAAGCTTATTTGGGAGAGGGTGAAGTGGGATGAAAAGGCAAAGCTTGAAGATGGAGTGTATGACTTTGGGATTGTGAAAAATTCAGCCTACTATGAATGTGAAAACTGCCAGAAGCCAATTAGGGATGGACACAAAACAATGATGTTGAGGCAGGGTGAGTGGAGACCAACCAACCCCAAGGGTGAGCCAGGCAGAAGGTCATATCATTTGAATGGCCTATACCCACCGTGGGTAACCTTTGGAAGCCTGGCAGTTAAATTCCTACAGGACAAGCACAGCGGAATCATAGGGCTACAGGACTTTGTGAACAGGGTTCTTGCAGAACCATGGATGGAGCATGACCAGGAGAGGATAGAGATTATACCAGGCAAATATAAACTTGGTGAAGTGAACATGGGTGAGAAGCTTGTCATGGCCTGTGACATTCAAGAGGCCGGCGGCTTCCATGCCTGGTGTGTTGTGAGGGCTTGGGACATGGACGGGAAAAGCAGATTGGTGTGGGCTGGGAGGCTTGAAACCTGGGGAGACATCAAGGCCAAGGCAGATGAGTTTAATGTTGAGCCTAAAGCAACCTTTATTGATTCTGGTGACCAAACCCGTGATGTTTATTTGCATTGTTGCCAATGGGGTTTTATTGCCCTGGTTGGTTCAGACAAATCAAGCTTCTCAGAGATTGTTGGGGAGCAGAGAGTTCAAAGACCATTTGCCAGGATTGCAAATGGAGACCCATTCAGTGGAAAGAATGTTGGCTCCAGGGAGGGCTGGAAATGGAAGCTTTGCCCAGTTTGGAGATGGTCAAACCCAGCCATTAAAGACATCCTCTCCAACCTTTTGAAAACTGATGGATTTATTGCAGAAGATACACCAGAGGTTTGGAAGGTTCACATTTCATCTGAAACAAAGGTGGAGGTTAGGAATCCCATGACGGGCAGAACCAGGAGGGTGTGGAAGCAGATAGGCAAGCACAACCACTTACTTGATTGTGAGTGCATGGCCATTGTGGGTGCGGCTTTGCATAAGAGGCTGAAGATCATGCCCGCAGGCTTGACAGAGGAGATTGAGAATAATGGCGAAGGGTGATTTCATTGGCTTACCCATCGCCACCTTAAATTCCCTGCGTGACAAGTATGTTTCATGTCTAGAGGCAATTGCGGTGGCTGGTGCAAGTTATTCAATTGCTGGAAGATCATTCAGCAGGGCAAACCTGTCTGAGGTTAGAGAAATTATTGCTGAATTGACTCTTGCCATTCAGTCTGCATCTGGCACAAGAATTAGAACCACCTATGCAAAATTCGGCCCATGAAGCTTAAACAAACATTCCTGGATAAGCTTGTTTCATTTGTAAATCCCCAGGCTGGGGTTCAAAGGCTGATGGCAAAAAAAGCCCTTACCAAGTTTGAATATGATGCAGTAAAATACACTAGGGAAAGACGCGGTCCGAGCAATCTATCTGGTGCAGAGGACTTTAGATCAAATTATGATCGTGTAGAGTTGATGAAGAGGGCAAGAGACCTGGCAGAAAACAATGGTCTGGTTCGCTCCATATTGATGAAGTTTGCAAGCCATGTTGCATCAAACATTACATACCAATCCAGGACAGATAACCCCAAGGCCAACACAGAGATTGAGGCATACTGGAATGAATGGTTTGATAATTGTGACCTATCAACCAGGCACACAGGCTCAACCCTTATGCAAGTTGCAACCATGTCCATGCTCCGTGATGGCGATTTTCTTTTTGTATTGGTCAGAGATAAGAATGGAGACTTAAAACTCCAGGGTATTGAATCTGATAGACTCGGTGACCCATACAAAACTTATACAAGCCTAGAGCTTATTGGTGGCATTCATATTGATAGGGACACTGGCGCCCCCACTGCTTATGATATTTACAATCGTAGCATTGGGGATTTCTATTCCTACCAAGTAACCATTTCAGCCAGCCAGGCATTCCACTATTTTGACCCACTCAGAATTGACCAATACAGGGGCGTGTCTGCTTTCCACACTGCCATCAATGATGCCACTGATATTTATGACATTGTGAATTTTGAGAAGCTGGCCGCCAAGGTTGCCAGTTCCCAGAGTGCAGTTGTGAAGAGGTCAAACAACAACGCCTCCGACCTTAGTGCCTTAACCACAGAGGAAAACTTTGATAACCAACAAATCAAGCTAGAATCAATGGAATCTGGCAAGGTTAGCTATTTGGAGCCAGGAGAGGACATCATTTTCCCAGACGGCCCCAGCAGACCCAGTGGAGCCTTTGCAGAGTTTCATAAAATCTTATTGAGAAATATCTGCATGGGACTTGGAATCCCCTACTCCTTTGCTGTCGACCCATCTGCCATGTCCGGCCCCACAGCCAGGCTTGAAATGCAACAGGCTGGAAGAACTTTTAACAGATACCAGAAGCTACTTAATGATAAGGTTCTGAATCCAATCAAGAACATTGTTATTGCTGATGGTGTAGCCAGGGGAATGATCAGTGGCAATGGAGCCAAAACAACCAAGGGCATTTTCAATTTTGGAGCCAATGTTTCTATCGACCTCGGACGGGAATCTATGGCAAACATTGCAGAGTTTAAGGCTGGACTGACCACAGCAAGCTCAATCTATGCAGAGAAGGGGCTGGATGTTGAAGCGGCCTTTAGGGCAAGAGCCATTGAGACCAAGATGATTCAAGACCTGGCAAAGGAATATGGAGTTCCAGCCCAAGCGGTTTCTGAAATTCTTTTGCCCACAGGCCAGCCAGCACAGGCAGGGCAACCAGGACAAACAACCCAAGACGGCCAGCAGGTGGAAGGCCAAGAGGATGTTATTGGGCAAAGCCTCAATGGAGCCCAGGTTGCTTCCCTCATCAATGTCATCAATGCAGTGGCGGCTGGTGCATTGTCCAAGGAGGGTGCAGTTTCAGTTATCACGGCCGCCTTCCCAACCATTTCAAGGGAACAGGCCATTGGCATTGTTGCTGGTGTGCAGTCTGGAAAAATCATTCCAACCACAGAAAAAGAAAAGCAAGCCGCCCAAGATGGACAACAGGATGAAGGCCGGGGTGGGGCTCCAGTTCCAGCAACACCTAAAGCCCCAGTTGCACCTACAGGCTTAGAGGAGTTGAAGTGCCCACTACCAACTCAAGATGTAAAACTCAATCTTGAGAATAGACAGACAGCAGTTGATAAGGCCAATTACGGACCAGCAAATCCTAACGAACCCAATGAGAGCTACTGGAAAGCCAAGGCCAATGAGTTCCAGGGTGATGTTGCAACTGCAAAGAAAATGCTCTGTGGCAATTGCGCCGCATTCAACCAAACCAGCAAACTACTGGGTTGCATCAAAAATGGAATTGGTGAAGATGCCAATGAAGTAGCACTGGGTGGGAACCTTGGATATTGTGAAATTTTTGATTTTAAATGTGCGGCCAAAAGAACCTGCGATGCCTGGATTGTTGGCGGCCCGATGACAGATAAAAAAAAACAAGCTGAACAAGCCCTATCAAGCCTAAGCCAACAAGAGCTTAAAATGCTCATTGCTGGAATGATGGGTGGCATTGAGTTGGGCAAGTATGATGGGATTGATTTTACACCACCAGAAGGAGCCAGGGAGTCGGCCAAGAGGGCTTTGGATGTAAGGGAAGAGAAACCAGCCAGCCAAAAGGGAATGACGCCTGTGGGCATTGCCAGGGCTAGGGATTTGATCAATGGGGTTAAGTTCTCTCCAGACACCGTCCGCAGAATGAAGGCATTCTTTGATCGCCATGAAGTCGATAAGAAGGGTGAAACTTGGGATGAGCAGGGTAAGGGCTGGCAAGCCTGGAATGGGTGGGGTGGTGATGCTGGCTATTCCTGGGCAAAGAAAGTTGTTGGCCAGATGGAGTCAAGAGACAAGAACCTTTCAGAACCAAAAGATGAAACTGAATTTGCTGACGACAAAGAGATTCTAAACCCATGCGGGATGAAGGACGATGGAACTTTTGATGATAAGAATACCTGTTCTTCTGGCTATGGAAGGCCAAAGCTTGTTGGTGGATATAGCCCCAAGAGACCAGGGGGCAAAATCATTGCAAAGCCAGCCCCTCCAGCACCCAAGCCACCCGCTCCTCCTCCGCCTCCTCCTCCTTCTGCACCCACAGGCAAAACCCCTCCACCCCCATCTAAAACTCCTTCACAAGAAAAAGAAGGAAGAAATACATCTGTTAAGAAAAAGAAGGCTGTTGAAAAGGTTGAGAATGAACTTCTAAAAATGGGCATTAAATATGTTGATTTGCCAGATCATATTGACGCCGCAAAACTTATACAAAAAGAAGTGGCCGACCTTCAGAAGGCTGGATATGGAACACCTAAAAGCCTTGGCAGAGGAATGCTTATGGGCAGTTCGGTTGCCTGGGCAACAGGCAGAAGCAATTATCAAGAGGTTGAATTTAATCATGCTAAAGGTGCAAGATATAGACAGATTACAGAGTTTTCTGATTCCATCGAGCTTTCAGTTAAATCTGGCCATTGGGCTTCTCCAAGCGTTGTTGCACATGAGCACGGGCATTCACTCCATGGACAAATAATTGGCAGAGATGGGTTTCAAAACATTTGGACATGGAGCAAGTTACCCAAAGAGCAACGAGCCAGGATTAGGCCATTGGCGGCCAAGGTAAGCAGATATGCCACCACAGACCCACTGGAATTTGTGGCTGAAACTTTTGCTGGACACACGGCTGGGAAAAGATATTCTAAGGATATATATGACGCCTACAACGAGCTCCGAGGGCCGAAGCTGAAATTCTAGTTATGCTAATAACTGAACAAGATTTTACTCCAGAATCCTACCAGGAGACTAAGGACTTATGGTGGAGAAGGCTCTTTGGTAGTGAGCCACCCAAAGAAAAGGAACTAGCCAGACCAGGTGCAAAGTCTGCCTCCCAGACTCCAGCCCCACCAAAGGAAAGAATCAAGGGTTCTGAACAGAACAAGCCTGGTTCAGCGGCTACAAAAAGCACTGGTGGCAAGATTGAGATTGGAGAGGGTGCAGAGGAATCAATCAAGAACAAGCTGAAGGAATGGAAAGACAAGAACCCTGGCAAGAAAGCCCCATCCCTGGGAGCTCTAAAGAAGGTGTTCAGAAGGGGTGCTGGAGCCTACTCAACAAGCTTCAGACCAACCATTGGTGGTGGTAAGCCTAACTCCAGGAATGCCTGGGCATTGGCTAGGGTGAACAAGTTTCTGCTCATGGCAGGTGGTGGCAAGGTGAAAGCATCCTACCGCCAGGCTGACGGCGACCTGCTTTGACATAACCTGGGCTTTTATGCCCCTGCCCTTACCTAGTGGTGATGAGTCCGAACAGGACTTTGTTTCTCGATTCATGGGAGATGAAGAAGCTGTAGCAAAATTCCCAGATGAAACCCAGAGGGCGGCTGTGGCCTATAGCACCTATAAGGATGAGGAAGAAATGGAATGCGGGGACGAGGAAATGGAAGCAAATGATTTTGGCGGGGTAAGCATTCTTGAGATTGGTGAGGCCAAGGGGCATGACTTGTTTGTGGACAAATTAAGCCTGGAGAAGGCAATGGACATCATGAAACAGGCTCCCAATGGAGTTAAGGTCAAGATGAACCACGGCTCTGGATTGGATGCGGTCGTCGGCTTTGCAAGGAATGCCAGGATTGAGGGTAATAAGCTGGTTGCAGACCTAAGACTTTTGAAGAGTAGCCAGCATTATGGATTGATTAAAGAGATGGCAGATGAGGCTCCAGATCAGTTTGGAATCTCCCTGGCATTTGTGAATGAGAGTGAGTCAATCAATGGCAAGGACTACATCAGACCCCAAAGCATTGCCTCTGCTGACTTGGTTTCTAGCCCAGCGGCAACCAATGGATTGTTTGAAGAAATGATTAAGTTCATGGAGAAGGTAAAAGAATTAAGGTGTTGGGATGGTTACAAGCCAGCAAAAGGTTCCAAGCCCTATGAAACAGGTTCTTGCGTAAAAGCAGAAAAGAAACTCGGCTATATGGCCGGAGGTAAGCCAATCCCCATTGACCTGCCCAATGCAGTTGTTGAGGGTGATGGTTTGACAAAACAAGGAGAAACAATGGAAAACAATTATTCTAAAGATATCGAGGACATCAAGGTTCGCCTAGCGGCCATTGAAGATTCGATGAAACCCAAAAATGAAAAGATGGCTGAAGCGCCTGTGGATGAGCAAGCTGTTGTCGAAGACAAAGCGGTTGCAGAGGGTGCAAAAGCTGAAGGAGAATCTGTTGAAGAGGAAAAGCAAGAGGAGTCAATGAGTGAAGTGGTTAAGAAGGTTCTTACCCAGTTCGGCATTAAGCCCATCCCTGCATCCCCTGCTGTTGAGGTTGCTCTTGAAAAGAAAGAGGAACCAAAGAACTTTGAAGGTCTTGTTTCTGCTCATGCAGAATATAAGACTTCGAAGCTGAAGGCTATGAAGGCCGTCATGCTTTCCAACCCCAAAGAATATGCTGAGGCTCTTAGCCGTGGCATTAAGAACATCTAACAAAAGGATAAATAAAAAATGAGCACGCAAATTGATAATGGGTATCGGACTTTCTCAACATCGTCCGCTATCTCCGCTTATCGCATGGTTCAGCCTTCTACCGTCACTGCTGGTGGCGTTGATGTGGCTGTAACTGGTGCGACCAAAGCTATTGGTTCAACCCTTGAGGATGTAGCGGCTGGCGGTTATGTAACCGTCAAGCTCTTTCATCCTACGTACTTCGCAACCGTCAGTGGCGTGGCCGCTGTGGGTGATGTTGTGAAATTCGATGCCCTTGGTCAAGTTACGACCCTTGCGGCAAACCTTGTTACTGCTGGAATTGCATTGGAAGCCGCTACTGCGACTTCTGCTGTGATTGAAATTGCAGTGCCAATGTTCTAACCCATAACCAAGAAAGAATAATAATACAATGAGTTTTATTTCTGGTGGCACAACCATTCGGGCCGATATCAACCAGGCGTTGATCGAGGCTCCTAACACCGAGACTGGCTTGATTGGAGCAGAGGTTCTGCCTTTGCTTCCTGTCCCTGCCAAGAGCGGCCAATATCTTAAAGTTCAGCTTGCACAAGCTGACCTATTAAACAATGACTCTAAGCCTCGCGCGGCCGCTGGTGACTACGCCCGTGCTGTTCGTGCGTTTGGGACTGACACCTACGACACGATTGAGTATGGACTCGAAGAGCTAATTGATGATGGTTTTCGCGCAGATGCTGACAGGTTTTTTGATCTCGAAGCATCGTCTGCCCGCTTCCTCCTCCGCCAAATCAAGCTTGGCCATGAGAAGCGTGTAAGCGACCTATTGTTTGCAAGCACAACCCCATTCACAACTGCTGACCAGAGCGCAATCTCTGCCTACACCAATGCGAATCTTTCCAACATTGATGTGGCTGGTGACATTGCTGGTGCTCGCACTGAGTTGAACAAACTTGGTTACGAAGCCAACACAATCATCATGTCTGCCCCTGTGTTTGAGCGTATCCGCCGCACAACCAAACTCCAGAACCAGTTCTTTGGTGTTGTTTCTGACACCAAGGGCCGTCTCCTGGCTGAAGCTGAAATCGCCGCCGCCCTTGGGGTTGAGCGGGTTTTGGTTGGTCG